TGATTACAATACCGAAAAAATGCCTGCCGATGAGTACAGACCTCTGTATTGCTGATGCTGTACGTTCTTTCTATTATCATCGTCATCATTTTCTCTCTTTTTTCATGAACTACAGACTCAAAGATCTTCAAGAACGTGTCAACAAACTGATTGAACAACAAGGTGAGGATGCAGAGTGTGCGGCATGGATTTATACTAAAAATGATTGTCATTTAAAGGATGAAGATGGTGAGATTGATTATGACAACAATGTAGAAGATCCTGAAGTCATTGAGCGTATCTTTGATGAAGTCGGCAACATTGATTACATTTACACTGCAATTCAGGAGTGTGTCGATGAGGTCACCGAGGAACAACTCATGTTACAACAACAGGAACTGGTCTGATGTTTTCTGATACGAATCGTCAACTTCGCAAACTTTCTATCTACAAACCAATGAACTTTCGTATTGTTGAGATTGAATTTGATTTTGATGATTCGTGTGCCGATGAGAATATTACTGATGAGTATAAGAATGATATTATTGAGGAAGTACTTGCGACGACCTGGAGTGCGGTGAATCCTGATGATTTAGTGGAAGAGATTACCACCGCCACAGGATGGTGTGTTAATTCGATTGATTATTGTCATATTCTCTCATAATTTGTGTTATAATTAGAGGTAAGAGTATTCATCAGACTCATGACCAAAACTTACAAAATCGAAGAAGAAGGAACCAATGGATGGGAACTTGTAGATGAGACACACCAACAACTTACAAAGGAAAGGTGTTCTGAACTATTAGAAAGTCTTCTGTCCAAAGGTGTCAATCCTAATTATCTTCGTGTGGTGAGAGATGACGTATAGTCCAAAGGTTGATGACTATGTGAGATGGACTACTTCACTGGGTCATGTTCATGAAGGGTGGGTCTATTTTGCCGATAGGGAGTATATTACGATTGAATTTTCTGTCAAGGATAAGAGTGAAGAATCATATAAAGATTCACCAATACATCGAAAGACTCATTCATTACTTGTCTGCCAACACTATTATTGGGATCAGTTAGAGTATGTCAAACACCGAAGAAAAGAAGATGATCAATGATGTAATTGTTAAAGGTAAGGTCAAGAGTGTGATTCAGGGTATGAATGATGATGAGGTATTGATTCATTATCATGATACTGTGACTGCCGGTAATGGTAAGAAGAAAGGTTATCCTAAGGGTAAGGGTGAAATCAATGCAAAGATATCATCTCTTATATTTTTACAATTAGAGAGTGCAGGTATTCAGACACATTTCATAAGATCTTCTGGTCCTGGTATTATGCGGTGTAAGAAGGTTGCAATTATTCCGATTGAAGTTGTAGTCAGGAATATAGCTGATGGTTCAATTGTAAGAGAAACCAGAATACCGAAAGATACCGTATTCAGTCCACCATTGATTGAGTTCTATCTCAAGGATGATAATAAGAATGATCCTTTACTTACAGAGGATAGATTATCTGTAATGGGATATAAAAACTTAAGTTTGATTAAACAGTATACAAGGGAGACTAATGTTATTGTATCTGATTTGTTTAATAAGATAGGTATTACATTGGTTGATTTTAAGTTGGAGTTTGGTAAGACTGTTGATGGAAAGATTGTTGTTGCCGATGAGATTAGTCCTGATGGTTGTAGATTGAGAAATAAGGATACTAATGTGAGTATGGATAAGGATTTGTTCCGTAAGGGAGAAGGTGATATTATTGGTGCCTATCGTGAAATTATGGATAAATTGATTGAAATATGCTGAAATAAGGTTAAAAAACAATTAAAAAGGTATTATTAAATATAAAACAGTTGTTTGTCTTTAATGAGAATCATTAGCAATAAGGGTGTTAGTAACCCCACAGATACTGTGTAGTAACTCCATAATAACCTCAGAGTAACTCTCAGAAACCTCCTGAGAAACCTCCTATCCTTATGTGAGTTTAGTCCGCACGCTATCACACTCGGAGGTTTTTGTCAACAGGGGACGCAATAATACTCTGAGACCCACACATTTTCTCGACGAGGTTGTATAAATATATCTTATGAATCTCGTCGAGACATACACTTGACAACTCGACGAGATCATAGTATCATAATCACAGTCCATCAATCTCGACGAGAACCATGTACGACGATTACGATCTCGACTATACACTAAACAATGATTATTCATCATCATATGATCTCGACGAGATGCGCGAAGGACATGTATCATCACATAACATGATACAAGATAGTGCATCATATAATGACGAGATGACCGCATATGATGATGACGAACATCGTGACGAGCAAGACTATCAAGAGCTTGCATATATGCACTACGCATGATAGAATAGTCCGAGAATCACCTAACTACAATGATTGCACAGAAACGCACAATCCGTGTTATTCTAGACATCGAATGTTACGATGATCTAGACATCGAGGAGCAGAATTGGCGTGAGATTCTGCAGCTCGAAGGTGATGAAGATGTTCATGCTACCATCGAAGATCTGCAAGATATCTTCTAGTGTGACACTTCGTGAATTGGTTTCTTATTCTCATTAATGATATCTTATTGAGAATAAAAGACTTTAAAGAAACCAGTCGTGGAACTGGCACAGACCCCCCTTGCGGATTCGTCCGTGAGGGGTTATGTTATGTTCAGTTCAAACAAACCTCATGGAAAAACTCACTAGCATGATTCCCGAGAGAACAGACTACAACGGGTGGACGAATTACGAAACCTGGAATATTGCTTTGTGGTTGCAAAATGATGAGAGAATGTATAACACAGTGAGGGGAAATGATTCGTATAATTTTTGCATCCCGGCACTGGAAATCGTGTTCGGTAAAATGACACCGGACGGCGTATGTTGGATGGATGGTAAGATTAACACCGACGAAATCGATGAGATGTTAAAAGACCTGTGACAGTTGCAGAGGTGTCCACCAAACCCCCACAGGGCACCAAAATCGTGTATTGTATTCTCAAGTTCAAAAAACACCAATGAACGACACACTTTTCGACGAAATCGCAGATGCTCCCGGTGAGATTTTTGACGTGATAGATTACAAAGAAGAATGGGAGAAAGAAGAAAAGTTTGACGTAGAAAAGTTCATCAACGGAAACACAGACTACTGATGCAAACTATGAACAATCTTCAAATGTTGACTGCTCGTGAACAACTTATGGAGGACATTGATGCTATTGTTGATTGCTTTGATCGTGACACAGAAAGCAATGATGAATTAGTTCTCAGACTATGTGATGCCGTCTGCAAAAACTTTCCCACTAATTAATGTCTTTCGTGTCCACCTTCAATCACACAAACCCCATGACTGACAACATCATCGACCGGGACAAACTTCAGCAGAATTTAATTGATCAGATTCTGGATGATATGGACCTGAAAACATTAATGCAGTTGGTTTCTGAACAATTAGATGCTAGTTATGATATGTATAGCATAGATGAACTTATTGAAGAAGTTGAAGAATACTATCCTGAACTTTTGAAGGAAAGTATTACTTAAGGAGGCAGCCAAAACCAGTTGGCAAGGTGGCACAGACCCCCCTTGCGAAATCCCGGAAAGTATGGGATTCTATAAGAGTCAAAGCAATGCAACCCATGGCAACTCCAATCTTCTCACTCTCACCCGAAATGCAGGCAACCTGGGATGACATCATGGGGCAAATGTTTCAGTTCGTTTGTGATACTAATGCCGACGTAGATATGGCATATGATTGGGTATGTGATCAGTTGGAAATTGACGGGTTTGTTGAGAATAAGAAGGCATGGGATTCTTTCTATGATGCCTGGGATTCTGCCGCAAATGTGAATGAAATTGCGGACTTAGTTTTCAGCTAAGTATCACAAACCTTTTCGTCCTTAAGTAACACAAACATCATGATTTTTTCAATGTCAACCAACCTCCAGACCCGTCGCATTGTTTGGACTCTCAACAATAGAACGGCAGAAAACGGACATCCGGTTGCCTTGAGTTCTAGCACGATTGCCGGTTCTTTCGCTGATATTTTTGGATACGATCATGCTGCTACTCTTTATCCCGAACTGATTGACGTTAACTAACACAAACCTCTCCGTCCTTAACTAACACTTTCTCATGCGTATCTTTCTTCTGGTTTTGTTCACTATCCTGGGTGTGAATCTGTTCATCGATCTTATGGATTCCAACCTGGTCGATGTTATGGAGGAACGCCGGGAAACTATAGAGAAACAAATGGAACGACTGTGACGGTCGGCAAACCGTCCACCATTCTCCCCACGGACCCCGATTCCGTGTATATTAAAGAAGTGGAGGGGAGACGACCCCACCACGACCCCAGTCCTCTCAACCCCTTCTCTCATGCGTAAGATTGAACAGCAGATGATCGACGCAATCCAAGGTAACAAGAATTGGAGTTCAGGAAATACTCAGGTTGTCACCAACATGGGGGTATCTACCGTATATCTCCACGGCAACAAAATTGCTCTGGTCGATGATACCTCCATGACAATCTTCGACGGTGGGTATCAGTCCGTCACCACAAAATCACGACTCAATGCGTTGTGTACTGAATTCTGCGTCGTTGGTGAAGGAGTCTTTCAGAAAGATTTCCTCTGGTATGTGAGAAAGTTCGTTGGTGCAATCAACGGAAAAAATGTCTATCAGACAGAAGATTTCAAATCGGGTTACATCTTCGCCTGAGGGGTTCATCCCCCTCAACACTTTCCTCTCTATCTGATATATTATGAAAATCGTTCGTCGCACTGATTTTGGAAAGTTTCACACTATTTGTGTCCACACAGACAAAAAATGGATCAAGGTGATTGATGACGGCATTGTAAAGTTGGTTCGTAATCCTTACACAGTGCCATGCGTTCGTTAACAGCAGTTAGGGGGTATTATGCCCCCTTAACGTCGGGGTGCGTGGCTAAAAACGCACCACTTCCCTAAGCTATAAACGACCCAGATCGACCTTTCAATTTCTCTCTCTTAAAAAAATTCCCAGTATATATAAAATCAATGGAAGAATTTAAAGAAATGCAAAAAAATTCCCAAGAAAATTTTACGTCTATAGAGGTCGATCCAATCACCGGAGAGCACTTATTGACAATTCCCGAATGGATATGTGACGAGAACAAATGGTATGAAGGGACAGAAGTAAATATCGAGGTCGATGGAGATTCAATTATAATCAGAAGTATTGACTAAGGGTTCGGAGTCTATTGACTTCATATAGATAGAGTGTTATGATACTGAAGTAGTTTTATTCTATTATGGCTAAAGGATTTACTGTAAAAGCAAAGACACCAAAACCATCAGAGTCTGGACCTGAATGGGATTATGATAAGGCAAAAGAAATGGTCAGAGGAAAGACAATTGTTTTTTGTCTTCCGGGCAGAGGAGTTTCATATGTGTATCTGAAAAACTTCGTACAACTTTGTTTCGACCTGGTACAGGCAGGAGCAAGCATCCAGATTTCGCAAGACTATTCATCAATGGTGAATTTTGCAAGATGCAAATGTCTTGGTGCGAATGTACTGCGAGGACCGGATCAAATTCCCTGGGACGGTAAGTTGGACTATGATTATCAATTATGGATTGATAGTGATATTGTATTCAATAGTGAGAAGTTCTGGCAACTGGTTCTAATGGACAAGAACCTTGCGGCAGGATGGTACTGTACAGAGGACGGTCGCACCACATCAGTCGCTCATTGGTTAGAGGAGGATGACTTCCGGAACAATGGAGGTGTGATGAACCACGAAACTCTAGAGAGTATTGGAAAACGTAAGAAACCATTCACAGTGGACTATACAGGTTTTGGATGGTTACTCATCAAGCACGGAGTTTTTGAGAACGAAGGTATCAAGTATCCATGGTTTGCCCCGAAGATGCAAGTATTTGAATCAGGAGAAGTGCAGGACATGTGTGGAGAAGATGTCTCTTTCTGTCTCGATGCAATTGAGAGTGGATTTGAGATTTGGTGTGACCCCCGAGTACGTGTAGGACATGAAAAAACAAGAGTCATCTGATCGATATACCATCCTTCGTAAGAATAAGAGACTATTCACCAATCTTACCGAGGATGAATATCTGGAGATCATGCAAGATCTGGCAATTGAATTTTATGCCACCGGGTCACCGAATCCGGAGCACATACAAACTATTATTACTAATGAACACGGAGCATCTAAATGGCTAAATCAACAACAGGAATAAACAAGGACTCATATTCACTCGGAACCCCGAAGAGAACTCGTCAAGGTGCCGGTAAAGGAACCAAGAGTGCCGCGACTTCTCGTAACAACGCAAAGAAAGCATATAGGGGTCAGGGTAGGGGTTGAATACATAATGTAGATATGTAAATTACCATGGCATGTTTGATAACTAATCTTCCGTCACAGGAAGTATGGGTTCGTAAAGAATATCTGACAGATCATCAAAGTGGACATGGGGAGTTTGTAAAGGGCGTCTGGGTATCGGCAAAGTCGATTCCTGGACGTGCTTTTTATTTTGAGACATATTTGCCCGAATATGCGGCAATGTACGATAAACTCCCCATCAGTGCCTTTCTGAGTGAACCTAAGACACCAGATCCGGATATGACTCTACACAATCTACAGTTCTGGAACTGTATGGACTATGGTGTAGTGGCAGTACAGAAGCAGTTTATTGGTTCTATGCACTATGAGGTCTATACAAGGGACTATGGACCTCAGACGGGCACCTATGTGTGTACTCTGGATAACTATCACCAGGATCCTGATATAGTTGATTACTCCACAAGTGAAAATCCTTCCGAACATAAGTCACATAACCTCATTGAACTTGATAATGGGCAGTTTTGTCTCTATCCAAACAACAGAACTCGCATCTATGACAATAGTTTGACTCCGGAAGAACCAAAAATACCCGATTTTAAGGTTTCGACAGTGTATTATCAGGTTGAAAATGGTCATGACCGTGATGGACTTGGAAATGATGAAAATTATTTCTGGAAAACTGCAAAAGAACGTCAAAATAGTGAAGAAAATGTTGAAGATAACGGTATAAATAAATAAAAACTCTGTCTGATGGCGGTAACACGGATATCCAGAGCATTCAAAGACATTAGTTTGTCCTTTGAACCTCATCCAATCACGAATGATCTACCAATTTTAAAGAATGAGTCGGCAATTCGTCGTTCTGTGAGAAATATTGTACAAACAATACCTACCGAAAAGTTTTTTAATCCGGTTTTTGGGTCCGATGTTTATGGCAGTCTATTTGGATTTATAGATTTTGGTACGGCATCAATCATTAAAGATCAAATTCTTACTTCAATTAATAATTTTGAACCAAGAGTCGAGAATGTGAATGTAAAGGTTAACCCATTACCGGATGATAACTCATTTGAAGCTACAATATTTTTTGATATCATTG